CCCCCTAAGATCACACTGTTACGCCCAGAACAAGGCGTCAGCTAGCATTACCCTTCTTCACCGACTAAGTTCGAGGAGAGGTCCCTTTATGGTACAGGGCTCTTAACTCACTTAGAACAGTTTATTTGACAATGCAATCTTGGGAGGTACAGAACCTCGGATAAATTCACTCCTTTGCGAAAAGAGGGGTTTGTTGTCTGACCGGCCGCCAACGGAGCTCGTGTGGAAACATCGCACGGGAGGGGCAAAAGCTGTCACGATCGCGTAAAAAACGCTGGAATCGGAAGATCATCTCCTTCTTCGATCTGGAGAAGACGTCTCTCTTTGTAGAGACGAGAGCTTTGTACCCGTTTGACCCTAAAATGCCGTAAAATAGAGCAAGGTAGCTCTGACCATACGTTTCTTCACCTTCCATGTTCTGGAAGGGCGCATCCGTAAAAAGAGGATGCGTCTTGCGGCACAATTCCAATATTTTTTGGTGTGTTAACCACTCACTGTTAGAACTAACAGTAAAAGGGTCTTCACGCCCAAGAAACATTCGGAGCTGTGCTGCGAGAAAGAGGTCGTTGTGAGTCGGGGTACCAACCCCAAGCCCACCCAACCAATGAGGTAAGGACCAGCAAGTAGGATATTGTTTCATCGAGGAGCTATGGAGGTAGAGGAAATAATCCTCCACCGTCTTCAGGCACCACCTCGGACTGAGATCGATAAGTTCTTGATAGAGGTCTTGGAATTCTATGGGATCTTTCTCTGGATTTTCTTCTGCTGTGGAAGACCGTTTGAAACATTTCAATAACCCTAAGTTAACAAAGGGGATGTGTTTAAAACGGGACTTTTCACGCACAAAGAAACGAGAGTTGATACTGCAGAACTCCTGACTGTCGTAAGATTTTCCAACTGATTTGGTTAAACCCATAACGGAGCCGAGACCTTCCCAGAACTCAGGGAATGTCGAGGAGGAGTAGAAGGTGAGGCAGTCGTCGCCATTGATCGTAGTAGGGAGATCGCGTATGTTACAGCGCGTCCCGTGGCTAAGTTCATAAGCCATTCGAATCAAGGTGACGTTGGCAAGACAGAGGAATACAAAGCTAAGGATAGAACCCATGAGCTGACCTCGCTTCTGCTCGAAAGGATGGCCATCAATTTCAATAAGATGGTCAATCATAGATTCGAGCATAAGTTGACGGAGGTGATCGAGAGAGAACCCAACCTGACCTTCCCACTGATCCACAAGTTCGTGGATGAGTGTCTCAGAAACCCAACTGTGCAACTCGTTTGTGGCATCGGAATAATCACCAGAATGCATTCTCAACGTATCGTCGAGATGTGCAAACTTGCGATTCATCCATTGCTCACTAATAGGCTGACCAGTGAGGTCGAAGGTTCCGAAGGTTTGTAACCCATTCCAGAGAAACTGTTGAACAGGCTTTAAGACAAAATAATGAAGAGGCGGTCCCTTTGAAATGACTCGAATCTTCAACGCTTCCGACAGACCAACAGTTTTCACAGTTGGTTGTTCGAAGATAGCATCAAAGAAACATTGCCAATAGAACCGGCGATATTCTGTCTTGAAGCCCTCTAGATCGACCTTTACCCCAATCCTCGACTCACAATGGTGATCGAGTTCAGAGATAACTTGGTCCATACCAAAGCCTTCAATTCTTGTTAGCATATCAACCTCACACACCGAGATCTTGGGTGTTATTGGATGAGACGCCAAACGAGAACAAACTGAAGGATAGGAACCATATCCCTCCCGGCTATTTATATAATTAGCCGAGGCGGAAGGGGCCACAGGTTTGGTAAGGGTATCAAGGGAAAAGGGATCAGTTGAACGGGTAAACTCGCGCATTGTTCTGCGGAGTTCTCTCTCAATAAAGGTTCTCCCGAAACGTATAGGAGTAGAAGAAATAGGTAAATCGTACGGTTGGAAAGAAGGTATCCAATTAAAAGACGTCTCTTCCTTTGGAGTGGCAAGTATCTTCGCGGCTTTAACAGCTGCGAGGTCTACTTGTTCCTTTGTAGGACGAGGCATCCCCTTCTTGGACATCAGAATGGACAGACTAAAGCTTTTCATATGGCCGGAACGACGGAGTACCCCCAAGTATTTATAATAGACACCCCCGACAAGAATCCTAGGATTCGGTCGAGCTAAGTGGTATTTCAATACTGGGAGTTCTTGGTCATTCCAGGCAGAGAAAAAGGCAGCGTTTTTCCATTTGAAGTAATCGATCCAGGTTCCGCCTTGATCAAGGCACCGTTCGATATCCCATAACATAGTCTCCCAAGGTTTCAAGAGCTTTGTGAGGGGCATGTTGAAGTCCATACCGTAAATAAAGTACAATTCACAGTACGCTTCTATACATTTTCGCAAAAGAGGAAACAGGTTGCAGTATTTAGCAGAGATCTTATCAGGAATGAAAGACCTCAATGCTTTAAATAGGAGTCTCATATGTTCACGAGACTCCCTGCTACCTGTGGACAAGGGTCGCGGCTGTTCCATTGCCGCACCACCAACTTGATCATCAGTGGAATTTTCTGTTTGGCTAAAACCTTCAGGGATCCTTTGAGAGGCAGTAGAAACCTCCGGTTTTTGAATTAGCCTTCTGATGTAACACAGATTTGAGAGCGTCGCCTTAGAGTAACAAGGTGCCAT